TCTCTGGGCGGTTGGGGCAGAGATATCTGCCATAGATGGAAATGTAGAGATATCTTTTAGGCTTGTCAACTCCCCAATAGTATGTGTTGCAAAAAAGATATCTACTGCGATATCCTTTCAACCGTACCTTTTGGAGATTGTACGAATGCCAGACAAATACACCCCTTTTTTCGTCCGCTTGCGCCCAAAGGCGCGAGAGCTTTTGGACAAGGCTGCTGAGATTGAGCTCAAAAGCCGTGCCGCCCTCATCGATGAAGCGGTGGTGGCCCATCTCGAGAACAAATACACCGACATTACCAGCCGGCTGGATCAAATGTTGAGCCAGGGTGCGGCTAAGTGAATGGCCGCGGTAAGCGTAACAAGGGCGCCAATGGTGAGCGTGAGCTGGCCGGGATTCTTTCGGATGAGCTCGGGTTTGTGGTGAAGCGAAAGCTTGGCCAGGCCCGTGATGGTGGCCATGACATCGAGGTTGGCCATTTTCTGATTGAAGTAAAGCGCCAGGAGCGCCTAGCTATCGAGGAGTGGTGCAGGCAGATTGAGTGCGCCTGCACGACCTATTCGCAGATCAATGAGACCGGTGCGCTCGAGCCGCCGGTGCCGGTGGTGGTGTTTAGGCGCAATGCCCAGCCCTGGCGGGCCGTGGTGCCGTTGGATTTTTTAATCAAGGCAATGAGAGAGGACTTGAGTGCCAAACAAGGAATACGACCACGTCAGGCAGATGGCCACATCGATCACGGGGAAGAGGTTTTGCACCAATTGCCGGATGAATCAGCGAGCTGATGGTGGCGCATGGAAGGTGATCAACAACGGAAAGAATCGCAGGTGGAGATGCCAGCTGTGCGTGGAGAAGAAAAACCAGCCAGCGGTGCAGAGCTGGGCGATGGGCGAGAGGACGGCCGCAGCTGCTATGACTGCCGCGAATTCAAATGGAAGCACGGATTTCCACATTGCAACGCCTACGACAAGCCGACCAGCGGCCGAGTGAATGGATGCAGTTCCTACGCCGAATGATCCGCGCCTGGTTTGCTATTCCTGCGGTGCTGTGCATCGCTGGGCTCGCCTGGTTGATTTGCCTGACGGTCGCGTTGTTGGGAATTATTCTGAGGATTACCGACGATATTGCGAAGCTGTGGCGGTTCTCAAGAAGTACCGGGTCAAACGCACCCGGCAGGACTATCTGGCCATTGTCGCGGAGAAGCGCGGCACGCAGGCGATGGTGGAGCTGAGAGAGGAGATGCTGAGGGTATGGCAGAGCCGGCAAGAGTGATCGAGTTTAAGCTGCCCAGGAGGCGGCCAAAGATTGTCGAGAAGCAGGCACCGCCTGATCAACGCAGCCTGGCCGTGGTGCCGTTGCGTGCGATCAGAGACCGGAACATCAGCGACAGTCAGTTGCGGTGCCTGGCGACCATCTGCAGCTACTGCAACCGGGCTGGGATCACCTGGGTTGGCCAGGATCGGGTTGGCAAGGATCTGGGTGTGAGCAAGCAGTCGATCAATAAGCAAGTGAAGCGCCTGGTCGAGCTCGGATATCTGGAAGTAGTGAGCAAGGGATTCAGAGGCGAGCGTGCCAACACCATGCGGGTGATCTTCGACCCAGAGATAAAGACAGAAGATGCCATTGCTATCACCAGCGGCCAGGAAGACACCAGGCCACCGGAGACAAGGCGCAGGGAAAGCAAAGAGATGGCCCAGCAAGGAAAGGATGTAACCCGGTCGGGATATAACAAGCCATCACAGGCTAACAAAGCACCAGACTTGCCCGCTGAGGAAACTGAGTTTACAGACGAACAGATGGCTGCTAACAGACAGAGATTGAGAGAGATGCTGTCGGGTATGGCGCCGAAGAATCACACCACTCACGGATTGCAATCGATAGGGGATGTCATGGGAACAACACGCAAACTGAAGGCTAAGAAGCCATCACATAGTCAACCCAATACGGTTGACAATGACAAGGGCTTACATAGTCAACTTCATAGTCAACCCAATGGAGTTGACGGAACACGAAAAAACATAGGTTTAGGAGAGGTTATAAGTCTTTATGAAGAGATAATTAAAAGAAGGTTTATGGTTTCTGTTACGACAACCGAAGTTGATTTGAAAGCTGCGGAAATCTTGTGCGAGGTTGGTGTGACTGCCAGCGAGCTCGATGCCGCGATGTCGGAGCAACTGCCGATGGTGCTGATTGCCGAAAAGATCCTCAATGCGAGGGTGAGCCGGTGATAGCAATACCGTTTAAAAGCGTTTTAAGGTACCTACAAGCTGCTGCTGTAGGTGGGTGGCTACCCTTGCCTAGGTCGGGTAGTAGCAAGCCCTCTGAAAGCCTCTATTCCATTCTGTCCAATCTCCAATCGTTCGTCTGGATTATTGACAGGGCAGGCAGAGGGTGGTGTCATCTGGCTGGTGGCAGGCAGATCCAAGTGCCTGGCGTGGGGATTGGGCGTTGGACGGCTGCCGGCAGAGGCGACCCTTTCCCCTCCCCCCTCCGGCCTATAGGCGTGGGGGACTCTCCGAAATTTTCCTTACTTTTCCTTGGAGGAGTTTTATGACTGTTGAAGACATTTTGCACGACTTTGTTTTGCAGCTGCTGAGGCGTGGCTTTACGACCGGCCAGATAGCGCAGGCGTTGGCCTCGCAGAAGGTCAAGATCATGCAGGCCGATGAGTATTTGTCTGCTTTCAAAGAATCAAAACTATCACCCTGAAAGGCATCGAGATGGCATACGAACACAAACCAGGTCAAGGCACGCTTGGCAAGGCAAAGACCAAAACTAAAGACACCAGCCCTGACATGACCGGCAAGATCAAGCTCATGGACGGACGCGAATACTGGCTCTCGGGCTGGATCAAGAAGGCTGGCAACGGTGGTGAGTTCTACTCGCTCTCGCTTGGCCAGGAAGTGCAGGCCATGGGTGGGAATAACTACTCAGCTGCTCACTCACCCTTCCCTGCCCAGAGCGCACACAACCAGGCGAAGGCCAACGGCTTTCAAGAACTAGACGACGACGTACCGTTCTGATGACGGCAAAGAGCATCAAGCAACAGATCCCTAGTCTGAAAAACTGGGGCGGGGTTCGGTCGATCCAGCGCCGGCTTGAGCGGTCTGCCACGATCGTGGAAAACCGAGAGGCGGTCGCCTATTCGCTGCTGTCTATGGCCAATACCAAGATCACCGACATTCTCACCTGGGACGAAGACGGCAACGTGAAGGTCAAAGCTGCCTCTGCTATCCCTGACCACGCCCTGCAGGCGATTAAGAACATCAAGGTCACAAAAGGCAAGGACGGCGCCCAGACACTCGACATCGAGCTCTACGACAAGATCGGCGTGCTACGCCTCCTGGCTAAAGCATCGGGGCTCTTGGACAACCCAGACGATGGAGACAAACCATCGGTGATCGGAATCAACGTACAAGCACCAGACATTCAAGACGCGGAGGTGAAAGATGACGTTTGAAGAGTGGATATCTCTGCGCCAGGATGCGCGAACCTGGTCAGAAGATGAAAAAGCTATTGCCGAGCTCACCTGGCGTGAGGCGGTCAAGATGGTTAACGGCCAATGGGATTTGGCCAATCAAATTTCCAAAAGCCGCGTTTCAGATCTTGAACGAGAAATCTCATGGCTCAGTCATGAGAATTGGAATTTGAAAAACATCAAAGGAGGAGCTGACGAATGATGCCAACACCCGTATTGATTCATCCGCACGCCGAAGGCCCAGGCGTTTTTCTGTTGTGGATGGTGGCGCTGATCGTCGTAACTATCTGGCGAGCTATCCGGAGCGAGCGCTGATGGCCAGCTGGTTGATAGGTGGCATAGGTTTGGTCTACATGGCGGTGAGCGTGCAGCTGCTGCTCGATGGAAAAATCGGTCTAAGTATCGCATTTTTGGGATATTCGATCGGCAATGTTGGCCTCTACATGGCAGCGAAATAATGGCTAGAACTAAAGAAAAATCTTCTAAAGAATTGCCGATTACAGGTCTTAATCTCAACTTTTCAACAAGCCCCGAGGTCTACAAGTTCATCCAAAGTAACAAATTTGTTCAAGGGCTCATGGGGCCGGTGGGATCAGGCAAGAGCTACGCCTGCGCAGCCAAGATCATGATCAAGGCCGTGCAGCAGAAACCCTCGCCAATCGACGGCATCCGGTATTCGCGCTGGGCAATCGTCCGAAATAGCTATCCAATGCTGAAGACCACGACGATAAAAACCTGGCTCGACCTGTTTCCCGAGAACACCTTCGGCCCGATGTTGTGGACGCCGCCAATTACGCACCACATACGGCTCCCATCCAGGGGAGATGCAGCCGGAATCGACTGCGAGGTCATATTTCTGGCGCTTGACCAACCAAAAGACGTCAGAAAGCTGCTCTCTCTCGAGCTCACCGGCGCCTGGGTAAACGAAGCACGCGAATTACCCAAGGCAGTCATCGATGGTCTCACACACCGTGTTGGCCGATATCCCACAAAGCGCGACGGTGGCGCGTCCTGGCACGGTATCTGGATGGATACAAACCCAATGGATGACGACCATTGGTGGCACCGCCTGGCCGAGAAAGAAAAGCTCGATGGCCAATACGGGTGGGAGTTTTTTAAGCAGCCTGGTGGCGTGATCGAGGTCGATCCCGTCGATCTTCCAGAAAACCCAGAGGCAAATGACCACATATTTGCGGCCGGCAAGTGGTGGAAAATCAACTCTAAGGCCGAGAACCTGGGCAACCTACCGGCCGGTTACTACCCACAGATGTTGTTGGGGAAAAACCTTGATTGGATTCGCTGCTATGCCGAGGGTAAGTACACCTATGTGCAGGAAGGCAAGCCCGTCTGGCAGGAATACGACGACAACCTGATGACGGGTGATGTTGAATACGACCCATCGGTGCCGCTGCAAGTGGGCTTAGACTTTGGTTTAACGCCAGCTGCGGTGGTGGGCCAGCGGCTAAGTAACGGCCGCTGGGTAATCCTGCATGAGATCGTAACCTTCGACATGGGCCTTGAGCGCTTTGGCCAGCAGCTGCTCGCAGATCTCAATGCTCGCTTTCCAAAAGCTCAAATAATGATCTGGGGTGACCCGGCTGGTATGGCCAGGGATGCAATCTATGAGGTGACCGCGTTTGATCACCTCCGAACCTTGGGGCTCAGAGCTCAACCAGCTCCAAGCAATGATTTCAAAGTGCGACGTGAAGCAGCTGCTATGCCTATGCAAAGACTGATCGTGGGAAAGCCTGGCCTCATTGTGAACCGGCAATGCAATCTCCTCCGGAAATCGTTAGCCGGTGGCTATCATTTTAAGAGGATCGCAATTGGTGCCGGGCAGGAGCGATATCGGGATATGCCCAACAAGAACGAGCACTCGCACGTCGGCGACGCATTTGGGTATCTGCTGCTTGGTGGTGGTGAACACCGGCGCATGACCAAGACGCCGCTTGGCGTTGGTGGCCAACCAACCACACCGGTCACCGTGTCGATGGACTTCAATGTCTTTGAGTAGATATCTCTGAGATATCTGTTGCACATATTGCAGTCAAATGCCCAATAGAATCCATTGAAACTGATATTTCTTGGAGAGTTTTTATGCCTTGGCTCGCATTAGCGGTATTTGCTGGTTCTGCATACCAGGCTAACCAACAGCGCAAAGCCGCGGATTCTGCGCGTGCTGATGCCGCTCGAGAATCTACCAAGGCCGCGCAGATGGCAGAACAACAGCTTGCTGTTCAGCGTGAGCAGGCAGGTATTGCCCGTGAGCGATTAAACGCAGAGGTTGGCAAGAACGCCGAAGAGCGTGCGCGTCTGGACACCCAGGCAAAAAAGATGGCCGATGATCTTGAAGCGCAGCAGCGTGAATATGCCGAACAGGAATCTCAACGACTGAAGATCGCACGCCGCGGCGGTCGGCGTTCACTTCTTTCTGATCAGCGTCTGAATTCAGAGCTAGGTATTGGTGGTGCTGATAATCAGCTCGGCACCGGTTTGATGGTTTAAGGAGACCGCGATGGCAACTCCAAAAACAATGTACCAACGCAACAAGGGCAAGGTTGATCGGCCAATGCTTGCACTACAGCAACAATTTAATCAAGCACGCGATCAATACAACAAGGATTACACATCGGCGCTTGGTGACTACCAGACCAAGCTCTCTGCGTATGAACAGCAGTCAAAAGCATACGAAAGCAAGTTTTCGGAATACAAGCAGCGTGCTGACGCCTACAACACAGCTGTAGCGAAATACAACGAAAAAACGCCGTTCAATTACCGCGTTACCAAGTTGTACGGAAGCAATAGTTTTTATATGCCTGACCTGGCAAACGAAAAGTGGGGCAGCGGCCGCGCAGCTTCGGCTCGCCAGCAGATGCTTGCGTTTGGTTTGAGCCCGCTAACCGGTGGCCCCTACGACACAAGATTTTGGGATCCTGGGCCTTCATATTCGTTTGATGCTGATCAGTTTGGCGGTGCCGCTGAAAGCGGAAAAATATCAAAGAGAGGCGGCCCAGACCCAGGCGTGTTTAAAGAAACATTTAACGAGCCAGCCCCTGCCGCTCCGGCAGAGCCAGACACGGCGGCTGCAAAAACAAAGCTTGCAGAAGCAGAGACAACTTACAACCGCGAAGTTGCGGAGCGCAAGGCCGGCAAAGTTCGAGCCCGTATGCGCACAGCACAGCGTCCAATGCTTGGCGGTGTGTCATGAAGCCCGGCCTTTACGCCAACATCCACAAAAAGCGCGAACGCATAAGCGAGGGCTCAGGCGAGAAGATGCGTAAGCCTGGCACGCCTGGTGCGCCGACCGCTGATGCGTTTAAGAAAGCGGCCAAGACCGCAATGCGGAAGAAAAATGGCTGAGATCTACGAGAAAAGCAACAAGTACCAAGGCAACCGTTTAAAGGTTGAAGAGATCATTAAGCGTGCGGAAACTGCGCAGCGCAAGAAGGATCTCTTTGAGGATCTCTATCGCGATGCCTATGAATTCGCCCTGCCACAGCGCCAGCTCTATGGCTATTGGGAAGGCAATTCTGTTGGCAACAAGAAGATGGCGCGAGTGTTTGATTCGACCGCAATCAATTCAACACAGCGGTTTGCCAACCGCCTGCAATCCGGCATTTTCCCGCCGCAGCGCAAGTGGGCTCGCCTCGAACCAGGCACCGACATTCCGGGTGAAAAGAAAGCCCAAGCTCAGGCGATCCTTGACGTTTACGCCGAGAAGATGTTTGCCGTGCTCAAGCAGTCAAACTTCGACATTGCTATCGGTGAGTTTATCCTTGATCTGTCGGTAGGCACGGCCTGCATGATGGTGCAGCCGGGCGACGACATACAGCCGCTTAATTTCATTCCGGTGCCAATGTTCCTGGTCTGCTACGAGGAAGGCGCCAACGGCCAGATCGACAAGGTTTACCGCAAGATGCGTATGAAGGGTGAGTCGATCACCCAGCAATGGAAGGATGCCGAGCTGCCAATCTCTGTCAAGCAGCGCATCGACACCAAGCCTACCGATGAGGTTGAACTCCTCGAGGCAACGGTCTATGACCCAGAGCGCGGCGATTGGTGTTACCACGTCATCGACAAGGCAAGCAAGGAAGAGATTGTCTACCGCCGCATGAATAGCTCGCCCTGGGTGATTAGCCGCTACATGAAGGTGGCCGGCGAGATCTATGGACGCGGCCCGTTACTAACCGCCCTGCCCGATATTAAAACTCTCAATAAAACACTTGAGCTCTTATTAAAGAATGCTTCACTAGCGATTGCTGGTGTCTACACCGCAGCTGACGACGGTGTGCTTAACCCTAACACCGTCAAGATTGCGCCAGGCGTGATCATCCCGGTCGCACGCAATGGTGGGCCTCAAGGTGAATCGCTCAAGCCCTTACCCAGAGCTGGAGACTTCAACGTGTCGCAGATCGTGATCAACGACTTGCGTCAGAACATCAAGCGCATCCTGCTTGATGAGAGCCTGCCGCCAGACAACATGAGCGCCCGGTCGGCAACCGAAGTGGTCGAGCGCATGAAGGAATTGGCTCAAAACCTGGGCTCGGCCTTTGGTCGCCTGATCAACGAAACCATGGTGCCGCTGGTCGCACGCATCCTGCAGGTGATGGATGAGCGCGGCCTCATCGACCTGCCGCTGCAGGTCAACGGCCTCGAGGTCAAGGTTGCGCCGGTCGCACCGCTTGCCATGGCGCAGAACATGGAAGAGGTCAACTCGATCATGCAGTTTATGCAGATCACCGCGTCTATGGGTAATGAGGGTGCAATGGCCGTAAAAACCGGTGAGCTTATTGACTACCTGGGAGACAAGCTTGGCGTGCCAATTGCGGTGCGCACTACAGCTGCGGAGCGTGCGTATCTGATTGAACAGCAACGTGTGCTTGCACAGCAAGACCAGGCAATGATGGCGATGGCCGGCAATCAAGAGGCCGTCATGACTAACCAAGAGGCGGCAGTCACACCCGATGCAACCTTTAATCAAACATAACTTTGCAGATGGTCTCTACGCTAAAGAAACTTTTATCCCTGCTGGTCTCCAGCTGGCGAAGCACACCCACACCTTCACCCATCTCAGCATCCTTGCCGCAGGCAGCGTGCTCATCAGAGCCGGGGACAAAACCAAAATCTACGAAGCGCCAACCTGCATTGAAATTAAAGCCGGCATCGAGCACGAAATCCAAGCGCTCACAGACTCGGTCTGGTACTGCATCCACGCGGTTAACGAAACCGACGAAACAAAAGTAGACGAAGTAATCATAACTAAGGGGGCGTAATGGCCGGATGGGAAGACCTGGAAGCGATCCAGCAGTCGCTGGAGCCGCCGCCTCATCGCGAAGAAGATTTGCTGTGCCTGCGAGTCTTTGGCACGGAAGAAGGACAGAGGCTGTTGAAATGGCTGCGCGAGCAAACCGTTGAGCAGCCCTGTTGGGGGCCAGGCTCAGACCCGAGCTATGGCTATTTTTTAGAGGGCCGCTGCTCGCTAGTTAAGGAGCTCGAGGCCCGAATTAAACGAGCAAGGAACCTGAAATGAGCGACGAGCAACAAGTCGAGCCCAGCGAATCTGCTGGCCTACTCGACGGTGTGGAAGCATCGGACGGTGGCCAGGAAGATTCCAAGGCTCAAGAAAAGACGATCGAGCACCGCAGCGCGGAATCGATCCCCGAGGACGAGCCTCTAGATCGGCCAGAGTTTTGGCCAGAAAACTTCTGGAATAAGGAGAAAAACGAACCAGACCTGGAAGGCATAGCCAAGAGCTGGACAGATCTTCGCAAGATGATTTCCAAGGGAGCGCACAAGGCGCCGCCCGAAGGCAAGTATGACCTGGCAGCTTTTGGCCCAGACGCTGAGAACCAGCCCATGGTGCCGGTGTTTAAGGAGTGGGCAGCCAAGAATGGCGTAAGCCAGGCGGCCTTTGACGAGATCGCCGGTCAGCTCACAAGCATGGTCAACGACATTAACCAGCAACCAGCAATCGACGCTGCAGCTGAAAAGAAATCTCTAGGCAAAAACGCTGACGCCGTGATCAATGGAATGGTCAGCTGGGCGCGTGGCTTAGTTAATAAAGGCGTTTGGTCATCTGAAGACTTTGAAGAATTTAAAGTCATGGGTGGCACGGCTCGCGGTCTACGAGCTTTGATGAAGATCCGCGAATCATATGAGGGCCGCATCCCGGTTGAGTCAGTTCCGATTGAGGGCTCCGCGTCAGATGATGAGCTGCAACAGATGGTGGGCGACCCACGGTATACGACCGACCCCTCCTACCGCAAAAAGGTCGAGCGGCTCTTTGAGCAGCGTTACAACTAATTTTACTGTCTCCTCCCCTCCTTCAAGCGAGGACTTAGCCCGGCCAAGCGCCGGGCTTTTTTTGTACAAAAATCAATTGTATCTATTGCATTTTGTCAACTAACTAATAGAATCACATTGAAGGCTTATTCCGCAAGGAACCCTTTGATGGTTGTGCTCAACCGGCTGGCACCCTACTGCAAGCAAACGGCCCACGTCTGTGGCTTACCGATGGCGAGAGAGATTTTTCTTAACCCAATCGAAAGGATTTTCAAATGGCTATCAATCTATCGACCGCCTTTGTAACCCTGTTCGACGCGGAGGTTAAGCAGGCATATCAGGCATCAGCCGTTCTCCGTCCTGCCATCCGTGTTCGCTCAGGTGTTGAAGGCTCTACTTACAAGTTCCCCAAGATCGGCAAGGGCGTTGCGCAAATTCGCGTTCCCCAGACCGATGTATCCCCACTTAACGTAACCTACGGACAAGTTACCGTTACTTTGGCTGACTACATTGCAGCCGAGTACAGCGATATCTTTATGCAAGCCAAAGTCAACTTTGACGAGCGCCGTGAGTTGGTTCAGGTTGTGTCCAATGCTATTGGCCGTCGTCAAGACCAGCTGATCCTCGATTCGCTCTCTGCTTCGAGCACATCGCTTACCGTGGCTAACAGCGTCGGTGGTTCCAACACCAACATGAATGTGGCCAAGTTGCGCGATGCCAAGCAAAAGCTCGACGCCGGCAACGTGCCGATGGAAGGCCGTCACATCATCATCCACGCATCCAGCTTGTCTTCGTTGCTGTCGGAAACGTCTGTTACCAGCTCTGACTTCAACACGGTCAAAGCATTGGTGCAGGGCGACATCAACACGTTCCTCGGTTTCACCTTCCATGTATTGGGTGACCGCAGCGAGGGTGGCCTGCCCAAGGACGCTAACAACGACCGCACCTGCTACGCATTCCACAAGGATGCCGTTGGTATGGCCGAAGGGATTGCTCCGAAGACCGAAGTCAACTACATACCTGAGAAGACGTCATTCCTGGTTGCGTCGATGTTCTCGGCCGGCGCCGTTGCAATCGACGACGAGGGTATTGTCAAGATCACCTGCCGCGAATAAGGAGATAGACGATGGCATTTTCAGCAACTGGTTGGGCAACCGTAGCGGCCTCTAAGCGTGGCCAAGCCCCTTCAATTTTCGCTTACAAGACGACCGACTCGATAGCAGATGTAAACACGGCCGGCTATTTCAACGCATTAACCAACACGCTCGAAGTTGGCGATCTGATTTACTGCGTAACTTCGACGGGTTCAACCGCTGTCTGCACGTTGACACAGGTTCTCAGCAACGCCTCTGGCGTCGTTGACGTAGCCGACGGCACAACGCTGTCCGCAACCGACACCGACTAAACGGTAAGGTAGCAAATGAGGGCTGACAACTGTGATCCAGGGGTCAGCCCTTTCTTACATTGAGAGGGTGAAATGGCTGCAGGTGATACCGGAATTTCAATCTGTTCTGATGCGCTAATTTTGCTTGGCGCAAAAACCATTTCATCTTTTAACGATGGTACAGATGAGGCCAACACAGCCGACCGCCTGTACCCAAATGTTAGAGACAGTACGCTGATGCTGTACCCGTGGAGCTTTGCGTACAAAAAAACCCAGCTTGCACGGTTAATTACTACTCCAACCACAGAGTGGAAATACGAATTTCAATTGCCAGGCGATAGGCTTGGAAATCCAAGGGCGGCGTATACAACTAATAGTCCTAGTGCTAGACCACTTAAAGATTGGGAAATTCAAGGCGACAAACTGTTAACCAACGAAACCACAATCTACATTGATTATCCGTATCAAACGCCTGAGTATTCAATGCCGCAATACTTTGTTCAGCTAATGAAATACATGATGGCTTGGCACATGGCGTATCCCGTGACCGAACAGCAAGACAAGGCTGCTTATTGGCAGAATGTTGCTATTGGAACGGCAGCGGAAAACGGCCGCGGCGGGTATTTTCGGCAAGCTGTCAACATGGATAGTTACGGACAACCGCCGCAGCAAATTGATGACTTTTCTCTGGTTGCTGTGAGGTTTTAATGGCCAGGTTTGTTGACTTTCAAACTAACTTTAGCACCGGTGAGCTTGACCCGTTGTTGAGGTCTAGGGTTGATTTGCAGCAATACAACAATGCGTTGGCTAAAGCAACAAACATAGTCATCCAGCCACAGGGTGGAGCCAAACGCCGACCCGGAACAAAACACATTTTTGAATTACCAAATAGCTCTACACCTTCTGCGGCTAACGGTGTGCGTCTGGTTCCGTTTGAGTTTTCAGTAACAGACAGCTATATGCTTTGCTTTACGCATCAGCGTATGTATGTGGTGAAAAATGGTGCGCTAATAACCGCTATCAATGCTGGCGCCAATGACTATCTGTCGGTCAGCTCGTTGACAAGCTCAATGCTTGGACAAATTAACTGGACGCAATCGGCCGACACGCTAATTATTGTGCATCCAGACCTGCAGCCAATCAAGATTGTGCGTGGCGCAAATGACGCGGCTTGGACGGCAACATCGATCACGTTTGATTCGATTCCGCAGTATGCTTTCTCAATTACAGCTAGCACTCCTGCCGCAACGCTGACGCCATCTGCGGTGTCAGGCAACATTACTCTGACAGCAGGCTCATCTGTTTTTTCGAGCACGCACGTCAATCAATACATCAACGTCACGCCACAGGGCCGGCTGCGCATCGTCAAATACACTAGCGGCACATCGGTGGACGCAATCGCTGAGTTCCCCTTGTTTAACACAACGGCAGTCGCATCCGGCTCCTGGGAGCTCGAAACAGGATACGAGGAAGTCTGGAGCTCGGGCCGGGGGTGGCCACGCTCGGTGACGTTCCATGAGGGCCGGCTGTTTTTCGGTGGATCCAAGTCTCGGCCGTCAACCATCTGGGGCTCAAAGATCAGCCTCTTTTTTGATTTCAAAATTACGGAAGCGCTTGATGACGACGCGGTTGAAGCTACTCTAGACACAAATCAGCTTAACGTAATTGTTGACATTGTCTCTGGTCGGGATTTGCAGGTGTTTACAACAGGTGGAGAATTTTATGTTCCGCAAGTTGGAACAGACCCTATTACGCCAACTACCTTTACCTTCAAGGGTATTTCAAAAAATGGCATGAAGCCCGGCACTCGGGTCGAATCGCTCGAAAGCGGATCTGTGTATATCCAGCGCCAGGGCAAAGCATTAAATGAATTCTTGTTCTCTGACACACAACTCACATACATTACACAACGTATTTCTTTGTTGTCTGGACACTTATTGAAAACACCAACTCGCATGGCGCTGCGCAGAGCGACAGCTACTGACGAGGGAGATTTGTTGCTAATTGCAAACGATTTAGACGGATCAATGGCTGTATTTTCAATTATGCGATCTCAACAGGTTGTAGCCCCTAGTGAGTTTACAACAGATGGATACTTCTTAGATGTCGGCGTAGATGTTACTAAAATTTACACAGTAACAAAGCGTACGTTTAATGGTACTAATCGATATTTTGTTGAGCTTTTTGGCCCCGAATACTACACAGATTGCGGGTTTGTCGGTGGGGCTGCAAGTGGCATTGGCTCTGGACTGCCTCATATTGGTAAAAGCTTAAACGTAATCTGTGACGGAGTTCCGCAAAGCAACGAAACTGTTTCTGCTGGTGGGGCCATAACTTTTGACAGAGTAAGCACAACCTCTTACGAGGCTGGCCTTCCAATAGGTGTTTACTTGAAAACTATGCCCGTTGAAATTCAGTTGCAATCAGGCAGCCGGGTTGCGTTTAAAAAACGCATTGTCCAAGTTAATGCAATCGTTGACGATACGCAGCACCTGAATATCAACAGCCAACCAGTTCCGTTTCAAAATTTCGATAATCCTCTATTAGACGATCCAATCGATGAGTTCACCGGAGTTAAAAGATTAGACGGTGTGCTTGGGTATTCACGCGACGCGGCAATAGAAGTCACTCAGAACCTGCCTCTCAAGATGACCCTGTTGGGGATTGAGTACAAGGTTGCGGTGCATCAGGGGACATAACTATGGCAGTCAATCCAACAACTTTTAGCGCAGGGCTCAATGCCGGAGCCGGTCTATTTTCAAGCATTGCTGCCGGGTACGCATCCAAGGCAGACGGATATCTGCGCCAGGCTGGATATGCCGTCCAGGCTCAAGAAGCGCTGCGCTTATCTGGCCTGCGAGCCGACAAGGCAATCGAATACGCCGAACTGCAGTCTGACCGTCGTCGGTTTCAAATGGACATTGAGCAGCTTAACTACAAAGCGCAGGCTAACAGTTTGCTTGATAACCTAGCGCGAAACAATGCAGCGGCTCGGGCAAGAGCGGCGGCCAATGGCGTTGATATTGGCAGCGGTTCAGCCTACGCCGTGCAGCGCGAAAACGTGCGCAACACTTATCAAGACGTTGGCATGGTGAATCTGTCTGCCCTGGTGGCCAGAGTGTTTGGTATGGAAGACGCAACTAACATCTTGAAGGCAGGCTATGACAACGCCTTCTATGAGCGCGAATCTGCAATATCTAACGCTCGCACGCTAGCCACATCCGGCACCTATGCTGCCAAGTCTGGCGGGCTGTTGGCCGATGCCAAGATGCTCGAGGGCGCAACACAGTTTGCGAAGACCGTGCCAACCAAAGGCTATTTCACTTAGGACTGAAAAATGGCACAGCTTCCCCAGACCCAATCATTCAGAGCTCAGGTCAACCAGGCGCCGTCTGCCGTCGCGCCTGGCGTGAGCTTTGGCCAGCAGCGTCCAGAGCTAGCCTATGAGGCGCAGGCCCAATATCAAGGAACCGTGTCCAAGGTGCTCGACCGCCTGACAAGTACGATTTTTGGTGTAGCTCAAGATCAGAGCCAGCGTGCTGGCCTCCAATTTTCAGCTGAGAATCCGCTCACGGCAACGCAGCTCAAGGCAATGGCCACGGGTGACGTTAGCGAGCTCGATCTTGGCAACCCACTCAATGTGTTCAACAACGCGGTGCGCAAGGCGCGTGCAATTGAGCTTTCAGCCCACGCTGAGATTGAGGGCCGTGACAAGCTGGTCGAGTTGCTTAAGAAAGCTGAAAGCGGCGAGATCGACACAGGTGCCATCCGCGACCATGTGGCTGCAATCACCAACGGGTATGGCGAAGCACTTGCTCAGATCGAACCAGAGGCGTCCTATAAGTATCGGGCAACGATGGCCACGATCGGGTCTAAGGTCATCGACAAGGTGGCCGAGCTTGAGGGCAAGAAGCGTCTGATTGCAAACCGCACCAAGCTCGATCGCCTCTACCAGAATATGCAAAAAGAGGTTTCGCTTTATGCAAGCTCAGAGCCGCCGCTTGATCCAAAAACCGGGCAGCCGATGCCACTCGACATGGTGACCGATTCGCTCAAGCAAAACTTTCTGAACAACGCGCAGACGCTAGGCGGCCTCAACGCAGTTGACGTCTACATTGCAAGAATCGACAAGGACATCACAGACGCCAAGATCAACTCTGTGACGCAGGTCTTAATCACAGACGAAAACTTTGGCAAGCCGGGAACACTCGACGCATTGCGCGTGGGCAACGCCGGCAAAGCGACCGCTGCATATATGTCGCTGTTGCCAGAGGATCGCGCTAAGGTCATGGCTAATTACATGACAGCCATATCCAACCGGCGCAATGAAATGGAAACCGTCAAAGCCGCCGATAAGCTGGCCGCAGAAGGCACAGCCAACAATCTGCTTATTGAATTCTACAACCCGTCAACCAACCAGACGCGCCGCCGCCAGATCGGTAACGAGCTTGCCGGCCTCAAGGTGTTGAGCGTAGATCAGATGGAGCGGTTTCTTAATCCGAAGGTCGAGGGCGACGCATATGCATACGCAGACCTTGAGACCGCAATTGTCACAAACCAGATTACCGATTCTGCTGAATTGCGAAAGCTGGCCGCACGCTCCGGCATGAACGGCGAGCAATACGCACGCCTTAACACCAAGCTTCTCAGCGGACTCTCCAAAGACGAGACCTTCGCATTTAAAATCATGCAAAACGCCGCAGGATTGCCAGACGTCATCGGCGTGCGCACCAAAGACGACCAGCATATGTTTGATAAACGCCGCGTGCTTAACCAGCGTTTTGAGCTAGCCAAAAGTGACAAGCTTAAAAAAGGTGAGGCGTTTGACCCTGTTGCGCTTGCTTATGAGGTAATTGACAACTATAACAAGGTGGACGGCGCTAACGTCAAAAAGAATCAAGCGCAAAGAAAACTTGACAATGTTGTAAAAGATATTCGCGCTCGCAAGAATATGCCTGATAGCTTTACGATTGATTCCACTACTAATTTAGACGACTTGCTTTCGCGCAAAATTATTGACAACGACCAATACGAGTATCTAAAAACCCAGCAGCGCATCTTGCGTGAGGTGACGCAATGAAGACTTTTGAAGATTCCTACACGCAGGTGTACATGGACTCCATGTATCCGCAGCCCGAGCCTATCCAGCTTGCTGCCGGGCCGTCGGCAACCATGTCAGATGCGCCCTCGCCGGCCGCCGGATCAATGTCTGCAATTCCACAAACTGGGTTTGAAAAGATTCTTGAGCAGACCGGGCTCACGCTTGAGCAGGTAGGCATGGAACTTGACAAGCTGGGCAAGGTAAGCATCGGTGGGTTTGAAATTGGCATAAGGGATTTTCTGCCGTTTGTTGGTAGTTCAGAAAAAGAAATTGACCCGGCAACTGGCAAAGAGACTGTTAAGCAAGTCGGCACACCGCAGGCGCTGCAAAAGCTTGGCACCGGTGTTGGCCCAATGTTAGATCGAGTAAGCCGCGGCACCGGGTTCGCCCGGCAGCTGGATCAAGACGCCAAGCTAGCAATGTTTGATCTTCCAACCGTGGGCGCGGCTATTAAGCCAGCGGCAAAATTGGGCAAAACAGCTGTCAATGCAACAAAAGAACTCCCTGTTGGCTTAAGTATTAAGCCAGTTGGTCAAATTCCAACCGGGGCTCCAGCGCCAAATGTGGTGAGTACCAGGCTTCCAACAGCGAAAAAAGCAACAGAAGACCCAATTGCCAACAAGTTAGTAATTGATTTGCCAACTATGAAAGCAGATCCAAACGCTTTTACAGAAAACATAAACCTAATTCGCGAGTATCCAAACTTTGTATCTAACGCTGCCAATACAGACCAGGCCGCAGAAGATTTTATTGGTCAGGTCAAAGACAATTTGCTCTGGCTATATGACCAGGTTCCAGACCAAACTCGAAACCGTTCCCGGCTTTGGTATGACGGAGCGCGAAATATAGTTGACCAATGGGGCGGTGAGTTTGGAAAACCAGACCAAGCAATATCTGGGGTGCTTGCCGTGCTATCCCCGCAAAAAGATTGGTTTATGAATGTCTCGCTAGGAAACCGAGTGCTTGATATTGCACTTAATAAAAACAGCTTTGGCTGGGATAGCGCAATGGACGATACAGCCGGCCGTATTTGGGCAAAGGAAAAATACGCGCCAGTTTTAAATTTGGTTCGGGGAAAATCCTACAATGAGTTGACATCTCCTGCCGAAAAAGCTTTGTGGTTGCGCACCTATGATGAAACATTTAATGACCGCGCTCATCAGATTGTCACTCCAGAAGGAACCTTTGCCGGCGTGCGCTTGAAGATGGATGGCACGCCGTTTGGCACCGGATGGGGGTCTTTAAATGAAATTGGCAAAGCTGTTGCCATTCTCGAAAACCCATCTTTGGAAAACATCAGCTTAATGCTTGGCCAACAACATAAGGTGCGCAATTTCTACAACAACATTTATGCGCCAAACGACCAAGCCGGCCATGTAACAATCGACACCCACGCGGTTGCTGCTGGCCTTTTGCGACCATTATCTGGAAACAGCAGAGAGGTGGCCCACAATTTTGGAAGCAACATAAAAGGCGAACGCGGCCCGGTTAACAGCTCTGTCTCTGGAGCCCAAGGAACTTATGGGCTATACGCAGAGGCATATCGCCGAGCAGCTGCAGATCGCGGAGTGCTTCCGCGTGAAATGCAATCCATTACCTGGGAAGCTGTTCGTGGGCTGTTTCCAGACCGCTGGAAAACTGAAAAAAATTCTCAACTAATTGATAACATTTGGGTAGAATATCGAAAGGGAAAGATATCTCTTGAAGAGGCGAGAAATGAAGTTATCAGAACAGCAGGTGGAATCAATGCCCCAGAGTGGGAAGGAACAGGACTTCGTGGTGGAGCTGCTGGCCAAAGCGAAAATGCCGTTGACCAGGGACAATTATCTGGGTCTAGCTTATCCGGACGGAGTGCCGAAAGATCTAGACGAAACAAGTCTGCCGCCGGAAATTCGACAAGCGTAATTGGGGGCCAGGCGGCTCCCGCAATGGGAGCTGAGTAATGGCCATAAAACCGCTCGAGCAACGGCTCGATTCAATCCTTCCAGAAGCAACACCGCCAGAGGTCGAGCAGACCCTAGCCGAAGAAAACCCAATCACCCTTGAAGTAGATGCGGTAGATGCTACGGATGCCGAGCCGGTGCAGGTTGCCGGCCTTGGCAACCTTGGAAAGATGTTCACCAAGCAAGCCGTCGAATCTGCTGTTAAAAAGGCAGACCAAGCGTTGCAAGGCCCGCCTACACCGCCAACCCCAACACCGCGCAAGATTCCCAAGGCCAAACCGGCCAAGGCTCAAGACCTGCAAAAGACAGAGCAGCAGCTTGAGGCTTTTGAAGGTGCCATCGATACCGCACCGACCGCCGGCACGCCGCCGGAAACAATGGTCAATCTAAACCGCATTGACGGGCCTGATGACTTCAAGCAGGCCGTTGAATCGCTGGTGACGTCCTCCGGTATCGAGATCAAGCGCATGACGTTTGAGCAGACCTTGGAGGCCGCCAAAGCCAAAGGTTTTGACTACCGGATGATCAGCGAGCTCGAGGCGCTCAAGAAGCAATATGGCGACCTGCCGCCCGACATGGTGCGGTTGCGCTTGGCTGCGTATCAAAACAATCGTGAGTTCTACGACCTAGCCCGTCGCGCTTATACCGAGACAGACAACCAGGAGCTCATGGCCCAGCTGTTGCATAAGCTCAACCTGCAGACATCTATCAACGATGCCTACATGACGGTGCGCACCAGGGCTGCCCAAGGCACAGCGGTCGGCAACTTACAGATCACCGAAGGCATGGCCAAGGGTTTTCTGGATGAGGCAGGCAACGTCAAGATCCCTGCCATCAACGACGCCGAGATGAAAAAAATGCTGGCCGATCCAACGGTCAGCGAAAACCTCAAGCTGCTGGTCGAGAAGTTTGTGCAGCTCACAGACGAAGCCGGCCGTGAGGAGCTGATCAACAAGGTCAGTAAAGTCGGCCTTATGCGCGACTTGTGGGATCGCACCTGGAAAAATGGCTTACTGTCAGCAACTGGCACACACATTGTCAACCTGACATCAAACACCACATTTCTGGCCAGCACCGTGGCAACCCGTCAGCTGGCTGGTCTCGCCGGTGTATTAAAGCGCGGTGTTGGAATGCAGGCCGAGGTCGAGGCTGGTGAAGCAGCTGCAATGGTTGCCGGCATGGTTCACACCTGGCGCGAAGCAATGAGCTTGGGCTGGACGGCGCTGAAGACCGGCACAACTCGCGAAATGCGCGAAGGCAGCGATCTATTATCAGACGCCGGCCAAAGGCTTGAGGGTCAGTATCAGATCTTTGACGCCAAAAATTACGGCATTGAAAACGAAACTATCGTTAAAGGTATGAACGGCTACGCCAATTTTGTGACTCTGCTTGGCGGTAGGCCCATCATGGCCATGGACGAAGTGTTTAAGCTCATGGGCTACCGAGCCGAGTTATACGCTCAAGCATACCGAGCTCAGGCGCAGGCTAAACGTGCCGCCTTATCTACCGGCAAAACTGCTGACGAAGCCGAAGAGATTGGCCTACTTAAGATGGGTGAGATCCTTGGAAACCCGCCAAGCGAGATTGATGAGGTAGCCAAAGACTTTGGCCACATGATTACCTTTTCACGAAAGCTGACCGGGTCTTCTAAGAGTATCCAGGACTTTGCCCAAGAAAACCTAGTTGGTCGCATCATGCTGCCGTTTGTAAAAACTCCGGTGTGGGTGACATCTGAATCGATGCAGCACAGTATGCTCGCCCCTCTTTCCAAACAATGGAGAACTGATATTGCTGCAGGCGGTGCCAAGCGCGAGCTTGCCCTGGCTAAGTGGGGAATGGGGTCGGGCATTATGATCGGTGTTGGATCCTATGTGGCAGACGGCCGGATCACAGGCGGCGGCCCCGGCAACCAGGCGCTCAAGCAGACCTATATGGCCAGCGGCTGGCGCCCCTACTCTTTTGTTTTCCAAACCGGAGAGTGGGATCAGGAATTTGTTGACTACTTAAAGACTGTCAAAATCGACGCAAGCATTGGCAAGGACGGTCGGTTGTATGTGCCTTTTCGCGGGATCGACCCAATTGCTGGCCCGCTATCCATGGTTGCCGACGCGGTGGAATATGCCCGCTATGAAGACGACCAAGACAAGGTTGGGCAGGTAGTGCTAGGGGCCGTTTGGGGTTTGTACTCCTATGTTGGCCAACTGCCGGTTATGACCGCGTTGTCGGGCGTTACAGGCGCTTTCTCTCAGACCATACCAAACCCAAAGGCGGCATTTAAGAACGCCATTGACGCCTTTGTAAAGCAGTCTGCGGGCTATGCCGTAGAGGGATCTCCGGCCGGCATCTTCAGCTCGGCTCGGGGCATGGTGGCTAGGGGCTTAGACCCGGTCAGGCGCGATGTGAGCGGTGACCCAAACGCCCAAACCGGCGTCAAGGGCTGGGGCGAATTCTGGAATTACTACGTTTCCCGCACGCCCGTCCTATCTGAAGACATATCGGAAAGCCACGACTACCTGGGCGAAGTGGAGTACCGCGGCGACCCAGCCAATCCGTGGCTGTCATCCATGTCTGGGATTCGGTATTCCGAAAGCAAGCAACGCCAGACCGACAAGATCATCATTGCCTTGGGTGTGCCAGTTAAAAAGCCGGACGCCAACATAGAGGTCAACGTGGGCGGGGAAACCGTGCGGGTAAAGCTAGATGCAAAAGAACGCCAATTCATGCTGCGGCAGCTGGCGCTGGTAACCAACGGCAAGGGAGAAAGCATCCAAGAGGCAATTGTCAACACGGCCGCAACCCCTGGTTTTGAGCTGGCCGACAAGAACGTCAAGCAAGACATGATCAAGGATACCTATGCCGAATTTGTCCGTCTGGCCAAGGATGCCCTGATTGAGCAAAAACCTGGGGTGATGATGCGAGCAGAAAAGGCTGCGTCAAGGCTGCCTATCTATGGTAATCCTAAATGAACCCCAATAAAATTCCCAATAGGAGCAAATGATAAATGTCCATTCTAATCTCTAATGTACCGCGCCGCGTGGTCTTTGCCGCATCAGGCACAGGCCCGTATGCGTTTACTTTTGAGATTCTTGATCAGGACGACGTCGCGGTATATGACGGCAGCACATTGCTGGCCCTCACCACAAACTACACCGTAGCGATAAATGCAAATGGAACCGGGTCGATAACCCTTGTCAGCGCCCCCTCCGGAGCGACCATAACAATTGTTGGAAACCGAACCGTGGAGCGTATTACAGACTTCACAACTGGTGGAGATCTGTTTGCCAACGTGCTGAACCAAGAGCTTGATAGCTTAACTATTTTTGACCAGCAAAATGCCGAAGCAATTGAAAGGTCTATTCGAGCTCCGCAAACAGACCCAACGACCATTGATATGGTTCTGCCGGGTGCGACCACCAGGGCCAACAAGGTGTTGTCATTTGATGCGGACGGAAATCCTGAGACAGTCAACAGCGTAACAAATATAAATCAGATTTCTCAAATCGTATCTCAAATTATTCAAGTCTCCGGAATTGCGTCGGCAATTGAAGAAATAGATGACATTAAGCAAGACATTGAGGATCTAAATTCAATTGGAAGTGACATCTCAACTCTTGCTGCAAAGTTTACAGAGATTGGTGTTATTGGCGATGACCTGGCCGGTACTGGATGGTCTTATGACCTCGGTTCCATCAATGACGTTGCCAACCCGGCCCCAGGCGCGTCGCCGGACGGATACCTGGTTACTGTATACAACAACTTAGCTGACATCATAACGGTCGCTGACGACCTCAATGAGGCAACTTCTGAGATTGACACGGTTGCGGGGAGCATAGCAAACGTCAATGCCGTCGGGACAAACATTGCCAACGTATCTACCGTTGCCACAAACCTTGGCGGCTCTAACACCATTGGCACGGTGGCAGGATCAATTGCTAATGTAAATGCAGTTGGAGGATCAATTGCCAATGTCAACACAGTTGCAACAAATATTGCCAATGTCAATACAGTTGCAGGAGATATTGCAGATGTCACTACAGTCGCAACAGACATTGCCGATGTCAGCGCCGTTGCTGCAGACATTGCAGATGTCAGCACAGTTGCTGGAATCTCAGGCAATGTCACTACAGTCGCGGGCATATCCGCAAATGTCACCACCGTTGCCGGAGTGTCAGCAAATGTCACAACAGTCGCTGGCATATCTGGAAATGTCACGACAGTCGCTGGAATTGCAGCAAATGTCACGACAGTTGCAGCGGATGGAGCAGATATTGGGGCGGTTGCTGGGAGCATAGCAAGTGTCAACACGGTGGCAACGAACATTGCCAGCGTCAATACCTGCGCTACCGACATTGCTCAGATTATCACCACGGCCAATGATCTCAATGAGGCTGTATCTGAGATTGAGGTCTGCGCCAATAACATTGCCAACATCAATACTGTTGGCACGAACATCGCCAATGTAAACACGGTTGCCGGGATCAGCGCCAATGTCACCACGGTGGCAGGCATATCGTCAGCCGTTAGTACGGTGTCTGGCATTTCATCTAGTGTGTCAACGGTTTCAGGCATTGCAGCCAATGTCACTACGGTGGCAGGCATATCAAGCAATGTGACTACCGTTGCAGGTATTAGCAGCAATGTCACTACTGTTGCCGGTATTTCTAGCAATGTGACCACGGTGGCCGGTGTGTCTGCTGGTGTCTCGACACTTGCGCCGATTTCTGCTGACATCACTACGGTAGCCAATAACATTGGCGCGTTAAATACCAAGGCCAATGCCGGGGCCAACAGCGACATCACTTCTCTGTCTGGGCTGACCACGGCGTTATCGATTGCCCAGGGTGGTACAAGCGCCACGACAGCGGCTGCGGCCAGGGCTGCGCTGCTGCCAGCATTTGCTACTAACGGCGGCAAGTATGTGCGGGTAAATAGTGGTGCGACAGATGTTGAGTATGTAACTTTAGACGCTGACCCGGCAGGTACTGCTGTGGCCTTGGCAATTGCATTGGGATAAAACATGGCAAATACTTTTAAAAATTATGTGTCCGCTGCTGTTGGTACATCTGCAGCGACCATTGTAACGGCATCAGCGGCCACCACGGTGATCGGTATGACCGTTGCTAACATCACAGCATCGACTATCAATGTGGATGTCTACACCACAATTGGCGGCACTAACTACTACATTGTTAAGGGCGCGGTGATACCAAGCGGCGGTTCATTAGTACCAATTGGCGGTGATCAAAAACTGGTGCTGGAATCAGGTGATGCGCTTAAGGTCTTATCGTCAGCAGCATCATCCGCTGATGTCATCGCATCTGTTCTGGAGATTACCTAATGTCGTACATTGGATCGCCCCCAGCACCGAACATTGCAGGCGTTGAAGTAACGCCTACTGAGGTATCTGACCAGGCTAACAATAGCACCGGGTATTTTGATCTACCTGCTGGAACGACAGCCGAGCGTCCTGGCACTCCAACAACAGGGATGATGCGGTACAACACCACAGAATCTCAATATGAGGTTTATAACGGCACAGATTGGCAATACTTTGCTCAAATTAGTTATTTATATTCAGTAGAGTTTTTGGTTGTTGCTGGTGGTGGTGGCGGTGGCGGTGATATTGCTGGAGGTGGTGGCGCTGGTGGAGCAATTGATTCAACATTAACTGTTACAAAATCTTCAAATTACACCGTAACCGTTGGTGCTGGCGGCGCAGCAAGTGGAACTACAAGAGAATCAAATACAACAGGAAATAACGGATCTAATTCTGTTTTTAATTCTACAACTGCAACAGGTGGCGGTGGTGGTGGCGCATATTGGAGTGGTAATTCTACATATGAAACAGGAAAATCTGGAGGATCTGGAGGTGGCGGCGCCGCTGGAATTACAACAACAACTGGTGCTGGTGGGTCAGGAACATCAGGGCAAGGTAATGCTGGTGGACGAGCCTATGGAAGTTCTCCTTATTGGGGTGCAGGCGGCGGCGGAAAAAATGCGGCTGGCAGCAATGCTACAAGTACAGCCGCAGGCGCTGGAGGCGCTGGTATAAACTGGAAATCACTTGGCACTTTTTACGCTGGCGGCGGTGGTGGTTCTGGTTACGGAACCAGCGGAACTGGAACTGTTGGCGGCGCTGGCGGATCAGGCGGCGGCGGAAATGGTGGATATGGACAAGTCGAACCCGCTTCAATAGGAAGCAATGCAACTGCAAATACTGGTGGAGGCGGAGGTGGTGGCGCTTATTCTTCCTCTCCCACTAGACCATCAGCCGGAGGTGCTGGTGGTTCTGGCGTTGTAATTCTTCGCTATGCTGGGTTACCACAAGGATCAGGCGGAACAATTACACAATCTGGTGGTTATACCTATCACACATTTACATCATCTGGAACATTTACAGCATAGGAGATATACATGGCGCATTACGCAAAAGTAAACAATGGAATCGTGGAACAAGTCATCGTTGCCGAACCAGAATTTTTTCAGACATTTGTAGACACTTCACCTGGTGCATGGATTCAGACATCCTATAACACTCGCGGTGGGGTTCACTACAATCCAGAGACTAACGAACCGTCTGCCGATCAGACCAAAGCGCTGCGTAAGAACTATGCTGGCATTGGCTTTTCTTATGACGCACAGCGTGATGCGTTTATTCCTCCAAAGCCGTATGCGTCTTGGAATCTTAACGAGACATCGTGCTTGTGGGAATCGCCAGTACCTTATCCTACCGATGGAAATATGTATCGCTGGGATGAGGCAACGACATCCTGGGTACAAGTAGAGCAGCCATAATGGGACGCGCACGCACCCTTGCTACATACGGTGCTGGCATAGCGCCAGCCACGGTGTCGGACACGGCTAATACCAGTACGGGTTATCTTGACTTGCCTGCGGGTACTACTGCCCAGCGGCCAGGATCTCCTGCTAATGGTATGGCGAGATACAACACAGACAATGACCAATATGAGTTGTATGTTGAAACAGATTGGAAAGCCGTTAGTGTAACTAATATCCCATATTCTGTTGAGTATTTAGTAATTGCAGGTGGTGGAGGCGGCGGTTCTAATCGCGGTGCTTCTGGTGGCGGCGCTGGTGGTTATCGTTCCTCTGTGTCTGGTGAATCATCCGGTGGGGGTTCATCTGCTGAAAGCACCGCAACGGTTGCTGTTGGAACTTCTTATACCGTTACTGTTGGCGCTGGTGGTGTTGCTGCTAACTTTTATTCTGGGAATACCCCGTCTACCGCAGGTTCTAATTCTGTTTTTGGAGGAGTAACTTCTGTTGGTGGTGGCAGGGGGGTATCAAATGGAGATTCTCTTGCACCTTTTAACGGCGGTTCTGGTGGCTCTGGTGCTGGTGGAGGAAGTGCAACTAATGGTGGAGGTTCTGGTGGTGCTGGCACATCGGGCCAAGGTTACGCCGGTGGAAATACATCTGGCGGCGCAACAACATCTGAAAATGAGGGTGGTGCGGGTGGTGGTGGCGCTGGTGCTGTTGGTGGTAGCACTTCAACTATAAGAACTGGCGGTGCTGGAGGCAACGGTGTTTCATCAAGTATTACCGGGTCTGCTGTAACACGCGCCGGTGGCGGTGGTGGCGGCGCAAACGGTTCTGGTTCTACCCCTGGCGCTGGTGGTAGTGGCGGTGGCGGCGCTGGTGTCGCTGGTGTTGGTGCTAATTCAACTCCAACTGGAGTGCCTGGAACTGCAAATACTGGAGGCGGTGGGGGCGGCGGTGGTTATAACGCTGTACCAGGAGGCGCTGGTGGCTCAGGCATAGTTATTCTTCGTTACCTTGGCTCTCAAAAAGGTACAGGTGGAACGGTAACCAGCAGCGGCGGGTACACCATTCATACATTCACATCAAGCGGGACATTCACAGCATGAGTTATCTTGGCGTTCCCCCATTTGGTAATACGATCCGCACGGTGACTAATGTCACAGCCACTAGCGGCCAGACAACATTCAACATTACTGGCGGGTATGTGGTTGGCTATGTCGATGTGTTTCTTAACGGCGTACTGTTGACACCATCAGACTACACGGCATCGGATGGATTGACCGTGGTGCTGACATCTGCTGCTGCACTTAATGACGAATTTCAAGCGCTGTCATATCAGCCGGTGACCCTGGCTAATACAGCATCAACAGGCAAGGCCATTGCGATGGCCGTGGTTTTCGGAGGATAAAACATGGCAGCACCTAATATCGTCAATGTGGCAACTATTACAGGCAGAACCGTTGGCGCTGCTTTAACTACTTCAAGCGCAGACATTGTGACCAATTCTGCAGGCAGCGGTAAGGTGTTCAAGGTCAATTCAATTTTGGTAGCCAATGTGGATAGCCTTGCTAACGCAGATGTGACCGTTGGTTTTTACAATGCAGATAACACGACAACATATAAAATTGCACACACGATCACAGTACCGTTTGACGCGACACTTGATGTATTAAGTAAGGCGCTTTATCTTGAAGAGGGTGACAAAATCACAGCGCTTGCTTCTGCTGCAGGTGATCTTGAAATCATTGTTTCTTACGAGGAAATTTCGTAATGAGCCTTAGACATAATGGCGGTGTTTTTGGTGTTCGTAACACAACAACATCTTCATCTGCCAAAGGCCGTTTCTCTCTTAATGAGGTATTAGAAGCGCTCAAAGGATCTATTTGGCCTTTGCAACAAATTGATATTGAATATCTTATAGTCGCTGGTGGAGGTGGGGGTGGTGCAGGTAGTTCGGGTTCTCACTACGGCGGTGGTGGTGGGGCTGGAGGTTTTTTAACTTCTACATTAACCAATGCTACTCTTGGAACCTCATATACCGTTACCGTTGGTGCTGGTGGTGCGTATACTAATACAACAAGTACAGCCGGTACTAACGGAAGTAATTCTGTATTTTCGTCATTTACTGCAACAGGTGGTGGTGGTGGCGCTGGTGGTAATGGAGTTGGAGCAGGATCAGGTGGATCAGGTGGCGGTGGCGCATACAACGCTGGAACCGGTGGATCTGGAACAACAGGCCAAGGATTTCGTGGCGGTAATTACTATACAGGAGGACAAGGTGCGCCAGGAGGAAGTTCTTCTGCTGCCGGTTCTGATAGTTCAACAGCAGCAAGTGCTGGAACATCAAGTTCAATTACCGGAAGTTCAGTAACTTATGCTCGCGGAGGTGATGGCAATCCAGGTGGTACTGGTGGTTCAGGCTCAAATAATGGTAATGGTGGAAAAGGTGGTAGACCAGTAACAAATGAAAATGGCAATAGTGGAGTAAGTGGTGTTGTAATACTAAAATTACTAACATCTCGTTATTCTGGAACAACTACTGGTTCTCCTACTGTAACTACTTCTGGTAATTATACGATTCTTACTTACACATCATCTGGAACATATACAGCATAAGCAATTTTTGGATAGAGGAATAAACTATGGCAATTGCACTTCAACTAAGGCGAGGAACGACTGTTCAGCATTCGTCATTTGCTGGCGCTCTTGGCGAAGTGACTGTTGACACTACAAAAGACACAGCCGTTGTCCATGATGGATCGACTGCCGGTGGATTTCCCCTTGCCAAAGAGAATGGATCGACACTTACCAATGTCACGATCAGCAGCGGCGCTATTACTGGAATTACAGATTTGGCCGTGGCAGACGGTGGCACGGGCGCAAGTACGGCTGCCGGTGCGCGTACCAATCTTTTGCCAGCATTTGCCACTAATGGAAACAAGGCGTTGTTTGTAAACTCTGGCGCAACAGACATTGAGTACCGCACCATTGTTGGCGTGACCGATGGTGACAAAGGTGACATTGTTGTGTCATCGAGCGGTGCTACCTGGACGATTGACAATGCTTCTGTGACACCGGCCAAGTTAAGTAACCCGATGACAAGAACCACAAGTCAGAATGCGGCCAGCACTTCGTTCGTTACGTTTACTGACGTTCCAGCTTGGGTAAAAAAAATTACGGTTTGTATTGGAGCTCTTAACACTACATCAGCTGCAAACTTATTGATAAGAATTGGAGATAGTACAGGCGTCGCCGCAACTGGATATGTTTCTGGGTCTTCTAGAATTGGAACGTCTGCGGCCTCCTCTTCAACGGCAACAAATTGCTTTCTAATAAATTCCGGAAGTTCCGGATATGTTTTAAATGGAATTGTGACAATTGCTAATGTTGCCGGGGATACATGGCTTGCTTCTGGCTCTGTTTCATTTACGGACGGAACTATTACTTGCGCCGGAACAAAAACACTATCAAGCGTCCTTACCGCCGTAAGTTTTGTGCCAAGCACCGGAACATTTAATGCCGGAACCTTGAACATAATTTACGAATAGCACAGGAGCGGCATGAACGAAATTGATCCTAAAGAATTTGGCGCGTTGCAAGCAGACGTTAAAACTCTGACAACCGAGATTCACCTATTGCGCCAAGAGATGAGCCAAGTCAATGCCATGATTAACCAAGGCAAGGGCGGGCTATATGTAATCATGATTGCAGCTGGCGCTATAGGATCAGGAATTACTTTATTCGTCAAAAAGCTTTTTAGTAGCTAGTCCAATTTCCAAAGGGTTGACATGGTGACGAAAAAACAAACGCCTGTGCCAACTGTGCGCATCATTGGCAAATCTTACAAGCTGCTAGAAGTTGAAGGGCTAGATGTATTTGGATTGTGCGAAGACGATAAGCAGCAGATATCTGTCCGCAAAGATATGCCTATCGAAAGCTGGGCAGACACCGTCATTCACGAATGAACTCACGCAATTGA